CTTACTTGCCTGTTTAACTGAGATTATGGTAGAGTGTGAATTCAGATGACTTTTAAAGGAATGAAAAAAGACAAATTACGTAAACAAAGACATCAAGTTAAATCTCGATGGTATTATATTTTCTGGGGAACATGTACAGTAGCAGTCTGTGCTGGTCAGGTTCTTGTTGGAAGTGGTTTCCGTAGAATGGCAGATAGTCTTGATAGGGTATTAGATGCTCCTATACGAATGGATATTGGTATTCCTCATAGAAGACATCCAATGATGGTTCCTGAGATGTGGGATCCTGCAGATCCTATGGTTATTCGATGAAGACCAAGAAGGCTTTAAAAACTCCACTCAGATATCCTGGTGGTAAATCTAAAGCAATTAAAACTTTAACTCCGTGGTTTCCTCAGATTATATCAGAGTATAGGGAACCATTCATTGGTGGAGGTTCTATTGCTATTCAGATTACAAAATTGTATCCAGACATCCCAGTTTGGATTAATGACCTGTATGTGCCTTTATATAATTTCTGGGTGCAGTTAAGGGATAGGGGTAAAGAACTCTCTGAGAGGGTCCGAGAAGAGAAGCAGAGGACGTTAGACGCAGGAGAGAAGGATAAAGTAACTGAGAAGGCAAAAAAGTTATTTAATAAGTATAAGGAAGAGATTGATACTTATGATGACTTTGAAAAGGCAGTAGCATTTTTCATAATGAATAAGTGTAGTTATTCTGGTTTAACAGAGAACAGCACTTTTTCACAAACAGCATCTAATTCTAATTTCTCTCTTGTAGGTGCAGATAAACTAGCAGAGTTTTCTGAGTTGATTAAACATTGGAAGATTACTAATGTTGATTATTCTGAAGTAATGAGAGCACATGGGACTCCTCAGACATTTGTATTTTTAGATCCTCCTTATGATATAAAGGATTTTTTGTATGGTAAGAATCGTGAGATGCATAAATCATTTGACCATGATAGATTTGCTGATGATGTTTCTCATTGTATACACAAGTTCATGATTACATACAATGTTAATGATAGACTGCTAGAATTATATAAGAACTATAATCTAAAGGAGTGGGAGTTGAGATATTCTATGGCACATCGTGGAGATAAAGGAACAAGGGAAAATATTAAAACAGAATTATTGGTGACTAATTATTCTATTACTCCACAAACACCTTTGGAGGCAGTATTATATTCATGACTGAAGAAGAACTAGAAAAAGAACGGTGGATTGACGATGACTATGCGGTTGTTAGTCAGTATTATACTGCAAGGAGAATGTATCCTACTATGCCTTTCTATCTT